ACTCAGCTTCGTTGAGTGTATAGATATGGCGAAATGGAAAGAAGTCCCTACTACTAAGACTACTCACACCATTGCCGAAGTGCGAGCTATTATTAGCTCGTTACTTTTTGCCTCTGAACGAGAGTTTCAACTAGAACATCAAGCTATTGGCGTTCCCGTGAAAAACTTTGATGACAACCGTAGGCTAGGGGTAGTCACATTCACCCTAGCCACAATCTGTTTCAATAACCCTGAAGCATTAAAAAGACTTGAAAAAAGGGTGGCAGATATCAACAGGCAAGTACACTTGTTAGATACTCGCCGAACAAAAGATACTAAACGTGAAGGGAGAGTTAAGTGATGGCGTTTATAGTAAGAGCAAAAGATCTTGAACCCTTCTTGCAATGGCTTGATACATGTCCGCAACCATACAGCATAAGCTCAATGCAGAGTGGGTATGTCCACGTTAAATTCATGCTTCAACCAGAGATACAGAAGGTAGAAAATAGGAGTGTTGAGCCACATGACTGAATTTCCAAATACTCTACTAACCTTTCATATAGAGGAATCAAACGAAGATTACTGTGGTATGTGTCAGCAATTAGGCGAACCTCAGTATGGCGTTAAGATGCACCGCAGTCTACCAACTCAAGTGCATTGGGTGCGAGCCACAGCAGAAGGCTTGCCAGAAGATAAAAAATATGTCAAATTATGTTCAGATTGTTTGTATGATGCAAGCAAGTCAAATGAAGTTGAAGCTATATTTAAGGATGGCGAACCATGGATTCCTGAGAAGTCGGGAATGTTTTTCATCCGCAGTAAATTAGGAGAAACAAATGAGCCAAACTGATAGAACACGCCCAAGTGATGAGTTTGTGGCAAGAATTCTAACTGATAAAGAAAAAGGATTGACTGCAAAGCAAATACAGTCTTTCCACGGGATTACAAAAAATCAATATAAGTACATTGTGTATACGCTCGGCAAAAAATTAAATGCGAATAGTGCTAATTTTAAATCAACTAAGTCTGCTCAATCGGCAGCCGTGACTGTGTCATCCGTATCAGAGGCAAAAGCCGACGTTTGGATTCCCATGGAAAAAACAGTAGATTTTTTCTATCCCAAGAAAGAAAAGAAATCTTTTTGGAAAAGCCTTGTGTCAAAAATCTTTTTTTGGTATCCTAAAAAAGCATAAGCTCACCTCCCAAGTTATATGCTCACACTCTCTAACCCCCTGATTCAACCCTTTTGGTCAGGGGGTCTTTTTATATATTATCTGGACTTTGCTATATAGGGGTAAATGATGGATAGGACTCTTTTTGTTTTTAATGATTTGATAATATACAATATCTCACTATACCCCTATATTCAATAGGTTAGCATGGATTATGGTTCTCTGACTCCGATATCTTGATCACAATAGATCATTACTTTCGTGTTCGCGCGACTTCAAATCAGGGCTGTTTTAAAATGGCTACTTTTCTTTTTCCCTCCTATTTAGTAAAGTGGTCCCATCATAACGAGAAGGAAACTGAAAATGCCTCTTGCAAAAGCTACTCACAAACCCACTATCAATGTCGTCGCTAATCCTCGTGTAGAGAAAGGAATCACTCCGAAACAAGAAGAGTTTTGTAGAATCTACGTTTGTGAAGACATTAGCCAGACTGAGGCTGCGGTGCGAGCAGGATACTCTGTGAAATCTGCCCATGCCATTGCATCGCAACTACTCAATGGGCAAAGGTATCCTCAAGTTGTGCAAAGGATAGGTGAACTAAAAAGTGAGTTGTCTAAAAAGTACGAGGTAAGTTTTGAAGGACACGTTAAAAAACTAGCCGAGATACGTGACGCTGCCATGACTGGAGGAAACTTCGCAGCAGCAGTCGCAGCCGAAAAGTCTAGAGGACAAGCAGCAGGGATCTATATAGATCGTAAAGAAATCCTCCATGGACGTATTGATCAAATGGACAGAGAACAAGTTATGAAAGAAATAGAGCGTTTGCAAAAAGAGTTTCCTGCACTCGCAGCAGTAGCTGATGGCAATATGGTTATTGAAGGGACTGTACAAAAAAAGACAACAAAAGACCCTGCCTGACAACTACCTGTGGTACAGTATAGTATGAGAAATGTAACTAACCCGAGAAAGGGGTTTACGATGAGTACCCGAGCTATCTATACTTTTGCTAATTTTGAGGCAAACAATTTCAAAGACAAACATATCTATGTCCATCATGACGGGTATCCTGAGGGGGCTGCCAGATATTTTGACGACATGGTCTACTTCGCTGACCTCAGTGAACCGTCAGATCCTGACCTTCTCACCCAATTTGTTTATGTTATAGAGGAGAATTTTAAACTCAACGCTGTGCCACAAGCCAACCGTCTAGATGCAGGAGATCTTGAGTGGGGGTACACTTTAACTTATGTCAAGCCCCTCACCATAGATGTCACGGTACACAGTATAAAAAACGGTACTGAAACTCAACATTGGTCTGGCACACTTATGCAGTTTTTGAAAGAGCATCTGTAATAAAAGATAACAAAAGACACACTTTGACAAATAACTGTGCTACAGTAAAGTACGATCAATTTAACCAACCCGAAGAAAGGGGTTTTGATATGGCTACTAAGTTTAGTGAGTGGACTAAAAAGTTAGGACAACAGCATTTTGCAATGGCTGATGGAACAAGCAGGACGTTGTGCGGTATGCCGATGCTCGGCAATAATTACGCTAGGGATTTATACGACGAGGACAAAACACCTTGCACGACGTGTGCTGAACGTATGGACTTTATTGTAACAGGAGAAGTTGAGTCAGAAGACAGGTGGCACGAAGATGACCACAATGGTGAATCCTTATCTGACCGTTACTACGAGGAGCTTTGTTATGAATGATGAGCACATCTTAGCATGGTGCAGATTGCAAAAGAATCCCATGCCCCTAATCCAAAAGTTGTTGCTTTTACGAAAAAGAGCGAAAGCTCAATGAGTAGCAAACCCGAGTCACAATTATGGTATAAACTCCGTGATGGTACTAAAGATCTAGGTGTGTTTTGGACACGCCTAGAATCATGGGCAAGTCCTGGAGTGCCTGACCTACACGGCATCGTCCAAGGTCATCCGTTTTGGTTAGAACTCAAGGTTCACAGGTTAAAGTCCCTAAAGTCTATAACTCTACGTCCTCATCAAATTGCGTGGCAAACAAGATATTCTATGAATGGAGGCTCAGTTTATAACTTGGTTCATCATCCTTCTTCCCATACCCTAAATATATTTGGCGGTGAGAGAGCGATACAGATAGCAGGAAACGGAGAATCATGGACACCTGACTGGAGTTCCCCGACACCGTACGATTGGACAGGTATCATCAATCATATTCTATCCTCAAAGTCGTCCCATCACAAGGAGGAAGATCTCCAATTTTCTCCCATGATAGAGGATGAATGATTAGGATAAATGTTTGAGGATGAATGACGATGAACGATGATCCGTGGACGATGATTGATGATGACAAGACAGATGATGATTGACGATGACCGATGATTCTTGAGGATTTTGCCGTCAATAAATAAAGATTATTTAAGAGTATAAAAGACTTGCACCTGAGTTCACTATTTGCTATTCTATATATGTATCCAACGCATAGTGTGTTGGGACAGTGCTCGTAGAAAGGAGCTTCTATCATGGCTAATACAGCTAAAAAGACTTCCCCTAAATCTGCCACTAAAAAAGTGGTAAAATCCGTTGAGTTAGTGGTCACTGACCAAGAGCTAACTTACGACGACATCTGGCATTTTGTACAGACTCAGGCAGGTGGCAATGAGGCTAACGTGAAAATCGTACCTCTTGACAATGTTGACCTCAAGTCTGACGCACCTGTGCCATTTGGTTACGGTGGACGAGCAGGTGGTGTTCGTCAAAAAATTCAAGACTGGATGTTGCGTGGTGTTGATGGCGACCTCACACTAAAAGCGGTTCTCACCAAAGCCGCTCCATTAGGACACAGTCGCAAAAAGCCTGTCTGTCTACACGCTCTCTTGCATGGTGGTTACTCACCGTCTAGTAAATACTGGATGACACCATACGTCAAACTCGTAGTACAAGCTTAAGGATGAGGGGACTTCGGTCCCCTTTTTCTCCCATCCCATTCGCGAGGAGGAAGGATGATGATCCCTTTCCTGAGGATGAAAGACGACATATATATATGAGTATATATATTAATCAATCTTCCTCAAGCACTCATCATCAATCATCCTCAGGTCAATCTTTTATAATCGTATCTGGCAATTAAAGTTTGTTCCATGCAAACCGTTTTAGTAATATTAATAGTACAAACAAAAAGGGGTTCGTATGTCTGTTGTAATAATAGCCGTCATAATAATAGTCGGCATAATTAGTTTAATAAAAATATAAAAAAGTTCACAATAGGGGTTTACATAAAGTTCACAATTTAGTAAGCTATATTTGTAAGCAATAAAGCTTACAGCCAAAAAACCAGTAAAGGGGTATATAAAATGGCAACAGTAAATAAAAAAGTTTCATCCGCAACCAAACCTGCAAAAGTAGCAACGCTACAAAATACAGGCACTCCATTAACTTACGCACAAATCTGGGCGTTCGTTAATACTCACGCAGCAGGTAACTTGCACAATGTGCAAGTTGTTCCGCTATCCAATGTTAAGCTTAACAATGCTCAGCCTGTTCCATTTGGGTACACTGGTAAAGTAGGTGGCGTTCGTGCTACTATCCAAAACTGGTTACTTAACGGTGTTAATGGTAACAACAGTTTGTTTGCAATCCTTAACAGTGCCAAGCCACTAGGTCACAGCACTAAGTCACCTATTTGTTTGTTGGCAATGCTTAACGGTGGCTACACACCTAGCAGTCCAGTATATGGTACTGGCTACGTCAAGTTGGTAGTGCAACCACAAGCTACAGCCTAACGGCAATGGCTAGGGGGTTGGGTCCCCCTAGCCAACCTCGGGCTACCATTGCCC